CAACAGAACCATTAGTAATTAATTGTAAAGATTGTTGAAGTGTTACTCTATCAGAAAGCCTATTGTTTATGTTTCTTGCTCTTACTGAAAAGATGTAGGTAGCAGTTTTCATACCAAGAATGTCAAAAGTAGTATTAACTGTACTGCCTATTTGTTGGTATTGATCATCGTTTTCAGTAGAAAGCTTTGCTTCGATAACATAATCTTTAGCTGAGATATCATCAGAAGCAGTCCAAGTTAATTTTCCAGCAGAAGTTCCATAAAGTTGATTCCCTGAAGCTGTAAAAGCTAATCCAACAGGGGCCGCTACTGAAAAGTCAATTTCAGGAAGTATTGAGTAAGCAGTATCGTCTAAAACATTCCAAGCTAAAAAACCAGAATGAAAATGATAACATTTTACTTTTACTGAAAAATCATCATTAATTGCTACAGATTCTACTTTAAAATTATAACCTGTTTCATTAACCGTCCCTTTATTTTGAATTAAACCAAGATTATCAGATTTAATATGTATAATATCTCCAGGTTCTACTGTTAAGGCTTTTCTAGATAAAGTAAGATCTACTGTAAAAATTCCTCTAGACTTTCTGACTTGTTGTTCAGCATAAGCTTGTGCGTTATACTTATTAGTAATTCCTTCAGGAGAAAAACTTTTAGTTAGAGGATTATTGTTGTCTTCAGCTAAAAAGATAGCGTAAGGTGTGGTAGATAAAGAAGAAGTTGGAGGCCAAGTTACAGAGTCCATATCAAAGTTTTCAGCTTCATTTGGGAATTGTACAGTAACTTGAGTAAATCTTTCTTGAGCAGTTGGCCAAACAACAGTAGCTTCATTTCTTATAATATCATCTTCAGTAAAGGAATGATTACTATTGACTAAGGAAACAACTCCTGCCTCGTCTGCGGGGTATTCTAACGAGAGCTTATACTTGCCTTCGGGCGTCCATGTAAGACTTGCTATCCCCATAGTAGCAAGAATTCTCTCTATGTTGTCTCTTAAAGTTTCTGTAGTATCTAAAGTAATATTACACTCATATAGTCTTATAATTTCAGAGTTTGGAGTACTTATGGTTGTATAAGTTGGAGTTCCATTGGATGCAACAGCTAACGAATAAAGCTGAGAAATATCTTCTGCAAAATATAAATAATCTGCATCAGAAGCGTCTGCAGTGCTAAAGTTACTTGCTGAAAAGTCATTAACTCCAGGAAAAGCGTCATTAGTAGAAAAACTAAAAATAGGTTTTGCGCCATTAACAGAGCCACCAAGAGTTGCATTCGATAGTTTTATTGTATCACAAATAACTGATGAGTTATAAAAAGACTCTAAATCAATATCACTAGAGCTAAGTCCTCTGCCAAAATCGCTATTTAATAAATAGTCTAATAAACAATATGCAGGGTTGTTAGAGTATTCATAGCTAGTATTTAAAGTAAAATTAGAACTATTTATTTTTCTTATTTTACGTCCTTTAAGAATATACTCAACTTCTGGAGAGCCGCTATATTGCGGTGTTTCTCTATTAAGTTTAAAAAAAGAAGCAACCCACGCAGTATCAGTAAAAGTATTGGTTATAGGAAACCCCATGCTAACAGAGGCACTGTCACCACCACCAGAATTATGAATGTGGAACCTGTGTCTATAAGTACTTTTGTTATTCTTCATGTCACTAGTTGCACCGCGATAGTCAATTCCATTAACTTTTATATGTTGAACACCTTCAATTCCTCCGTGACAGAGTGCTGTTTGAACTGCTAAAAATTCTTTTTTAGACCCAGGTTGAGTAGTATTAGAAAACGCTTTTTCAAAAGCAGTATCATAATCAGTAGAGCCTGAAGCGGTATAGTTGTTTTTAACCTTATGACCTGTCTTTGTACCCCCTGCTATTTGTTTTCCATAAATAACAGGTAAAGGTGCAGCTTCAGAAGTTATATTAAACTTTTGACCGCGAGCTTTATCAAGCGCAGCCTGACGCCTTCTTTCAGCCTCTCTTGCAAGCTTTTGTTGATAAGCTGCAGACGCAATACTTAGCCCAATACTAATAATATTGGCAATACCTAATCCCATTAGATTTTCCCCCATGAAATAGCAGTTTCGTTATCTTCATAAATACTGTCAAAAGAAGTATCTGTAGAATTTTTTTGGTCCATTCCATCTTTAGAAATCATGGTCAAATTTATTTGATCTAAATCAGCCATAGGAGAAGTTCCTTCAATTTTAGCAATTTTGCTGTCCCAATTAATAGAAACTGTTGGAGCATCAATAAAGCCAGAATAAAGAAAAATAATATCACTAACCCCGTTACTGTCAGTGCCTGTCATTGGTTGCTCATTGCTGTTAAGTAAGCCGAGTCTAACTTTTATTTTATTGCCAATAACACCTTGTTTAAAAGTATCTGATAACCCATTGGCTGCATCTGTAAGCGTAATGATATAAGCCTCTCTATCAACTATAGAAGAAAACCTAGGAGAATCTATTTCAAAAACACCACCATCTCCTACCCATGTTTGACCATTCCAAGAAATATCTCGATTAAAGCTTGTATAATAGTAAGTAACTCTATTAGGATTATTGGCAGAAACTCTTTCTAGTTCAATTTCAATTAAAAAGAAATACTTAACAAAGTCACTGTTAAGGGCAGTTGTAAAATTAGTTGAAAAAGTTCTAGCCATTACACTGCCTCAATTAAAGTTATTCGTCCAATATCAGAAAGAATACCATCTATAAAAGTAATACCTTGTTGGTTTCCTATATCTCTGTAATAGGAAAATTGAACAAGATCTTTCATTACCATATTATTACCAGTAGTTAAAGCTTGTTTTAATCTAGGATAAATATTAATAGTTGTCCCTGAGTTTGAAAAAGTTACATCGGAAGTTGTAATATAAACTTTATCACTATTACTAAACTTGATAAAAGTTCCTTTTGGCATTAGGCCATGAACCACCGCAGTACCACTTCCAACGCTAACTTGTGTTGCACCTGCTGCAGCTGAAACTGAAATAGGCAGGGTAATTTCATTTAAATTTGCGCCTATAGCCTCTGTTGCATACATATTAGATGCTATGCTTGTAGAATTATTTAATTGCGGCATAATCATAGTATTTGAGGATTCTAAGTCTTCAAAGGAACTAAGGAAAAGATCTGCTTGATTACTAGTTTCAGCAACAACGTCAAAAGACAGTTCCCAACGTTGAGCACCCTGAGACGCTCTTTGTGTTTTTAAAGATACAGTAGTCATATCGAACATAGGTTCGTTTGATGTAATTGTAAAAGGAGTAAGTATTTGCGCCCCTTTATAGTAATAAGTTTTCATAGTTATTTCCTTAAATTAGATTTTTTCTGCTATAAACATCCTTACTAAGTCAGCAACTATATCGCTTCTAACAATATCTTCTATACCAAACTCAATCACAGGAAGGCCAAGACCATTAACTTGTATAAGTTTACAGAATTTCATAAGATCAGCTCCAGCCTTTACGTCTGACTGAGCAGGATCTCCCATGAGAATTAGTTTAGAGTTTTCTCCGATGCGTGTACTTATGGCTTTTAGTTCATCCATGTTTAAATTTTGAGCCTCATCAACTAGTACAAGAGTGTTTTCATAAGAACGTCCTCGTATAGTTTCAATGGGCTGAATCTCAATGTCATTTTTACTCAGTAAATACTCATACTTACCTGTACCAAAGGCTTTCTTAAGGACTTCCAACATAGGAAGTAACCAAGGAGTCATCTTCTCAGCAATAGTTCCTGGGAAGTGTCCTAGACTTTTGCCTGTAGGTACGTTAGCGCGGGTAAGCACTATCTTTCGATAGCCACCCTTCAGAAAAAGTTGTGCTGCCGTTCCAGCACTACAGTAAGTCTTCCCAGTACCAGCACAACCAATGGTCACTACAACTGGACTTGTCTTAATAGCTTGTATTAAGTAGTTTTGCTTTTCATTCTTAGGAAGAACATGAAATCTAGGTAATACATGAACATTACCTTCTTTCTTATCAGCATAACGGGACTTTTTCTTTTCTGATCTTCTTGACATAAAGGATCCTTTAGTTGGTATTTCTAGAGAGACCTATCATTAGCGATCTCTATTTTTAGTAGTAAATTTGTTCTTTAGCAGGGTCTACAACTTTAGGTACACAGTAAGCCCTTCTAGGGTCATTGTTAGGGTGAGAACCAAAAGACTTAATAAGTTGTTCTGCGTAGTAGTTACAGCTTTCAATCTTGCGAAAGTACATGTCATCACTTATAAGCTTCTTGTCCTCACCCGCTCCTATGTACAGCATTAGAGCAAATACATGTATCATTGTACGGGCTTTGTGGTTAAATTATACATCTGAGCCATCAGGTGTTCTGGTCATTCTCATGTATATCATCAGATAGGCTCCACAGGCCATGTGATGTTATTCGGAAATCCTGACTGTTGCGGGACATTCAACAGGTCCGTGCGATACTGCGACCACTCTGTTTGTTTGTCAGCGGTCATTTCAGCCCAGCGGAGAGGGTTGGACACAAGAGGGTCAACGACTGTAGCTAAAATATTATCACGTTCAGCACGAACATTAGCCGCCGTTTCTTCGTCTAACTCTGCCTGTGTAGGAGCAACATATGCTGCAAAATTTGTGCCTATAAGAGCCATGACTTCTGCGTTGTCGATTGTTGTATCTGTATCAGAAGGGTCTAATGTGTACGGTATCCAATCATATTCTGGATGGTTAATCTCTACATCAAATGCGGTATTTTCTGCGTTAAGTGATTGTGCGTTACGCACTTCTGTTATTGTTACTGTTGGCATAAACGCCTCCTGTTGTTATTGTTGTATTTATTAATCAAGATATTCTGACCCATAAGCAATTCACTTGCTTACCAAATTGTGTACTACCAGCAGCACCTGTCATGTTACGCCATGTGCCTGATACACCAAGAGTGCTGTTTTCACCAGAATTCCACTCATGAGTAAGCGGTCTTTTATGACCTGAACTATAAGCATTTGTCTTAAGAGTGCTTCCTGAAATAGTAGAATTAGCCGATCTCATCGATGAACCTCCTGATGCCACAGTATAAGTACCAACAGCGCCCCATGTTGTACTACTACCAGCGGCAGCACCATCAATCGTCATTGAACCACTGCTTGCTGATATGTCGTTTGTTTGATGATTAATTGTTAGACTCATATTGTTCTCCTATGCTGCTGAACTGCCAGCCATATCGCTTTGATTCATCACCCAAGCATAGCATTTTGCTAGAAATGTAGCACCAGAAGCTGCTTCCACAGCGTCCAACGTTGCGTTATACCGTTTGAAATCCACCTCACGGGTGTCATCATCAGGAGTTGCAGCATAACCAGACAGGTCAATCATGACGCTAAACTTTGGATCAGTACCACGTTGTCGTGAGACTGCCGCTGTAACAATACGGTAGTAAGCCCCGTTGAAAGCGATGCCGTACTGTGAATTTTCTGTAGTAATGTTGTTAGTTATAGCCATTATCTTGCTCCTTTAAGCATAGGTGACTTCTGCCGTTTGGATGTTCGCCACCCATCTGATGTTGTGTGATGCTTCTCCTGTGACGGTAATAGCCAATGCGTCCCACGTATCGTCTGCTGATAATGCCAGCCCCCAGTTTGAACTGTTGTGGATCACTGTGATTGCAGAATTAGGTACAGTTAATGCACCATAATCATTGACTATCAGCCCTTCTATTTTCCAAGACCCATAAGCCTGTGCGCCATTCTGCATTGCAACGACTGTGCCTGAGAATGTAATGCAAGTATCCTGTGCCGCTACTATTTGATTACTAGAAGCCGCTGTTGCATTATTCGTTGTCATACGTGTTGCTGTCGCATCTGTCGTATCACATCTTAAAATAAACATGCCACCTTGAGCATCGCCTGTTGCGGCAAAGCGCCCTTGACCAAACGCATATTTCCCAGTTTGTGCAGCTTTAACTCCGTCACCAATTGCTACAGACCCATAGCCACTAGCTACGGTTTCAGTAGCGCTATAAGTAGCTCTTAAAGCTATTGCACCATTACTTTGAGCCTTTGCATCTCGGCCTATAGCAATGCCCCTTAAGGCTGTACCGCTTACTGTTGCCCCTGTACCAATTGCGATTGCACCTTGATTTGTACCGACATCTGCCGAATAGCCTATGGCGATTGATTCATTGCCATGTGCCTTCGCATGATACCCTATAGCTAAAGAATAATCTCCAACGGCTCCGTAGCTAGTTGAGTTGTCAGATATACCAGCCGCAAAACTATCAACTCCACCAGCATAGCTGTCTGTAAGGGCCGTAGAATTTACACCAGCCGCGACCGCCTTTGCTCCTAGAGCGTTAGATTGACTGCCAGATGCCTTAGCTAAATACCCAATCGCCACAGACTCATTTGCACTTGAACCGTAGCTGCTTGAATTGCTTCCAATACTTATTGCACAACTATCTCCTCCACTTGCTCTAGACTTACCAAGGGCAAGTGCAAATTGCCCAGCACCAATAGCAGAATGACCAATGGCCATCGCACCATATTTATTTGATGATATTTGGGCATCATACCCTATAGCCATTGATTGTGCTGAGTTTGACGGAATATCTACGCTATAACCAATTCCAAGCGCAAACTCCCCATCTACGTCAGTGCCATGCCCTATCGCTATGCTTCTTAAACCATCTGCATGAGTTTGAAATCCCAACCCTATAGATTCCGTAGCTGACCTTGCTTGCAGACCTATAGAAAATGCGTTTTCCCCAGCACAAGCCGCCTGAGAGCCAATAGCAATTGAATTAGTACCCGCCGCCGTAGGACTTGTGGCTGAACTAGGATTGGCAATATAAAGGTCAGCAGAGGCAGAAGCACCACCACCAGCGTCTGCCCAAGCAGCCACCCCAGAACTACTGTAAGTTAATACTTGATCAGCAGCGCCTCCTGTTGGTATGTGATTGTTACCCGCACCTGTTGGGTGTACGTAGTTATTTGAAGAAGTCGCTACAGTATCTAGCTTAGTCCCATCAGCTGCAACATCACGCCCATCAACGGTGCCTGTTGCGCTAATATTGCCAGTAACAGTCACTCCTGAAGTGTGAGCTTCTAGTTTAGTTTGACCGCCAAATTTCTTTTTAGTAGACCCAGAAGCGGTATCTCTTGTCTTAGTCATTTACCTTCTCCTTAAGGTTGTCTTCAATTACAGTTACTCTCCTGTCTAAAAACTCTATTTTAGAAAAAGCTTTATCCATGCGATCCTCCGACATTAGCTGGGGGCCACTGGAAAGGCTGTGTCTGGAAACCCGTCCTGTTCTGGTAAGTCACGCAAGGCTTGTCGGTAGGTGCGCCACGCGGTTGGCATAGTTACGTCACTGCAAGCCATCCAATCGCAAGCAGATAGTTTAGCGTTACGTTCTCCACGGACTAAAACTTCTGGTGCGATAGGCTCTGGTTCTGGGGCAGACTCTACAACGGGTAGAGTTTCTACAACCCACTCTGTACCGTTCCACTTAGCAAGTTGCTTGTCAGTGATAGTCGGTGGTGCAGTTTCTACACACCCCGCTGGAATAAGCCAGTTAGTGCTATCCAAAGGATCTTGATCTGCTACTGTAGTGCCTACATAAACACCATCAATGTCGGTTTGATATACGTTCATAGTTGTGTCTCCTTAGTATTTAATGCAAGCAAGCAGGGCTATGTTGCGAGGGCGAGTTTCTGTGCCGCCTGTGGATGTTGTGGTGTTAGTTGCCCCATATCCTGCACCTGATGAACCTATTTTATTGGTAACGGCTGGAATTAATCCATAAAGGTTATAACTGTGGTTGTGACTCTTAAACGCGTCTGTCTGAGCAGAACCAAAGGAACGCCCACTATCAACACCACGACTATCATCCCAGCCTCTAGGGAACTCACCACGAAGATCAGGCACGTTAAATGTAGAAGACCCATCACCCGCACCAAAGGTCGTGCCAATAGCTGTAAACAAGTCAGAATAAGTTGAACGTGAAACAGCCGCACCATTTGCCTTTAAAAAGCCTGTAGGGGCTGTATTAGCTGCGTGGTAAATGACTGACCCCGCTGGAACTCCACCGCCAGCATCAGCCCACGTAGGCGAACCCGTAGCTCCACCAGATTGCAGTACTTGTCCCGCTGTGCCTGTGCCAAGCGCAATGGCGTCTTGATACGCCAACTTGCCTAAATCAGCGTTTGTTGGCACTTGGTTTGCGCCAGTCCCTATTAATTTTGTCATGTGTTATCTCCTGCCCAAATGCGATAGGGCGTTGCTGGTGCGCTTACTGTTGGCAATGCCGCCACCTGTGCGTCTGTCAGTGTTTCCCGTAGGTTCGCATGAAACCCCGCAACCGCCTGTGTTTCGTCGTATTCAAAACCTTCACTGTCGGTCAGCGTGTTGCCCGTCTTGGCGTAAATCGTGCCAATTACATCCAGCATCTGCGTGTCTGCTTGCCACTCGTATGCGCCTGTAGGTTCCCAAGTTTCTTCGTAGCCGAGGTTATCAGGTGCCACGTTTAGCGGGTCTGTCTGGTCGTATTCTTTGTGTGCCAATCCCGCTGCGCCAAGGGCTGTCCAGAGTGCGGCTTCGGAGGCTGCTTTAAGATAATATGTTTGTGTCATTGCGTCACTCCGTTGTCATTGCTTGCAGGGTGGCGTTGGACAAGCGTTTGGGCCAGCAAGCGACTTTTTTGATATATCCGTTAAATTGATGATAAGCCGCATTTCCGCTTGTTCCGATATTTAATTCTGTGACTTGGTTAGGGTCTAGCTGCGTTAACGCCGCTGTTTGTTCCGTCCCAATTAAAGTGCCATCAACGTAAAACCGCTGACTTGAATTGTTAAAGCCTAACACAACCTTACTTGTCGTGTTGTCAGCCCAAGCCAGGCTTCCGTTGACGTTTGTAAATGACGAATTTGCTCGACGAGCGTGATACCAAAATTTCTTTGAGCCGCTCTCTTTAAAAACTCCTAGTCCATCAGCATTGCTATCACCAAACTGGAACAAATTGTATTGTCCCGTAGTGTCCCAACCTGCGGGACCGCTGGTACTTTCGACATAAATCGAACCGTCATGCGCACTCATAACCGTTGACGTAAGTACGCTTGTTAGTTCACCAGCCCTCGTCGCCGCAGCACCAGTGGTCGGAATATGTGACGTTGCAAAACTGCCGACCTCGACTTGCAAGCCCCAGAACCCCAATCCATCCCAGCCATTGCCTGTGTAACTGCTGGTTGTACCAGTGCCTTGACAGTTGAACAAATGCACACGCAAATCGTTGGTTCCATCACCTACGTCTCCGGTAATTGTTAATCGCCGCCAGCCGTTTCCAACATCCGTAATCGTCCCAGTGTAGCCAGTATCTCCCGAAAAACTGACCACAATATTGTCCAAATCAAAAAAGACTTTCTTGTAGACATCGCCGCTATCAGAAATACGCATGGCAAGCTGGCAATCACTAACTCCGTAGTTTTTCACATAAACGCTTGCGGTGTGAACGGTATTCGCTGTTTCATTCGGAATAATTTCTTGAATGTGATGCGCTCCGTTTGCGGTATCCTCACGATAGACGTTGGCGGTTTGTGTGCCATCGGGCGCAATGATTGAGTTGGCAAATACTGTGCCACGGTTAAAGTTGTCCAGACTTTCATTCATTTTAGAATGGGTAGCTAAGTTCGTCCGTGCTTCCTCAATCAACAGCCCCTTGCTTTCACCCGTCACTGGGTCGTGGTCAAACCGTGCTGCACCACTAGCCGCTGTTTGCAGCACTGGTTGATACTTCACGATGGGGCTAGAGGTTGTCGCTGTGTAGGCTGTAGCTGCGCTGCGTTGTTCTAGCTGTGCGCCCCAGAGGAAAATAGCAGAGCCGTTAGCAACGCTTGTTGATGGGGCTGCTTGACCGCTGCTGTTTGTAAACTGGAAATCAATATATATCATTTCTGCATTGCTTGCAGATGTTCCAGAAACAGTAACCCGATACCAACCGTTGCCCACATCAGTTGTAGTGGCAGTTCCAATGTCGTTGCCAATTGTTGTACCATTTGATAGGTTTATTATTTTTTGACCAAAAGTGTTTATGTAACCGTTGCTGCTAGTTCTTGATTGCAAATTAACAGAAACATAGTCCCAGTTTGATTTCTTCAAGTAAACACTCAGCGTATACGCCGTGGACGCCAAACCTGTCGGACGTTGGCTTATGTTACGGTAGTCGCCCTCAGTACTAATCGCCACCTTTTCAGCGGTAGTCGTTCCATCAGGTGCCGCTGTGTTATTTGCTGTTACTGTTGTTCCTGATACAAGCCAAGCCGCATTGCTCAAATCTTGGCTATAAGACAGCAAATTCTCTTCAGCCTTCCCCGTGGTCTTACCATCCCAGTAAGTCGCAGTGGAGCCTCTGGTAAACGTAATCCGTGGGTCTAGCGTTTTGGAGTTCGCAAAGTCTAGCAATAGGCTGGGGCGAATGTCGGGGAGGGCTTCGTCGTTGTTAAACTGGTCTGCTTGGACTGTGCCTGTGACGTCTACGCCTGTGGCTGTTGTTGCCAGTTTAATTGCGTTGTCGTGGTACAGAGAAACTGCACCGTCAGTTTCAAAATACCCCATTGTTTCGCCAGTGTATTTGCCTATAGTAACATTGCTGTTTCCACGCAGAATTAAAGCACCTGTTCCAGTATCATCTACATAGCTATCAGACCCATTGTGGTAAATCTGAAGGTCATCACCATCACCGAGAATAGCTTTTTCGTTGTCGCTAAATGACAAGTTGCCAGTTATTGTGCCGCTGGCTACATCGGCTAAATTTCTTGTTTTACTCATTTACCTTCTCCTTAAGGTTGAGAGGGCCAAACGATTGTGTTTGGGAAGCCTTCTTGTAGGGGGGTGTCTCTTAACGCCTGTCGATAAGTGCGCCACTCGTCTGACTTGTTTACAGCTATTGTCACAACTGTCCAGTTAATACCCATTAGCTAGGCTCCACAGGCCAAGTCACACTTGTAGGAAACCCAGCTTGTGCGGGTATGTCCCGCAAAGCCTGACGGTAAGCCGTTTGCTCCGCTGTCATTGTACGGTCTGATGTTGCCCACCAATCAGTTTGCAGTAAAAGAGCATGACGGTGATTCTTTATTTCATCATGAGATAAGCTGGCAAATCTTTGCTTTTCTTTAATATCGTTTAGATACTTTTCCTCTTCCTCTGATATGGGGATCAAATCAGCCGAAATTAAATGATCTTGAGAGCCATCTGCTTCATAAGCAAAAGTGTCTCCGTTTTGATTCTTATAGACTTTCATGTTCTCTCCTAACTTAAAATCCATGTTCCTTGTATTGATGAGCCTGAAAATGAGTATGTTTTACCCGGAGGAACGATAACAGTAACCGTTTCTCTATTCGAGTAAGCAGCTGTCATACTGTGAATCTGAACACCATTGACAGTGACTGATATATACCCATTGACACCGCCAGTAACTTTAAACATAATTGGATAAGACAAAGAATTTGTATAGGTTGTCCCACTACTTCTTGAAACACTCGCCCAAGAGGTTGAAGAGTTGAACGAACTCGCAATACCTGTTAGGTTAGAGCCATCGCCTGTGTATGACGTTGCGGCTACTGTGCCTGTTACTGTTACGCCTGTGTTAGTTGTTTCAAACTTTTTAGTTCCATTATAGTATAAGTTAGCTGATCCATCAGGTGTGGCTAAAATCATTTGCTCAGAACCATTAGAGTTTTGAACACTAAAGTTTTCGGCCCAAAGTTTAAGATTCCCCGTACCAGCATCTCGTATAATAGAATGAGAACCATCGTGATAAATCTGTAGGTCATCACCATCGCCAAAAGTGGCCTTGCCGTTGTCTGCCCACTTACTGTTGCCAGTAAAAAGAGTTCCATAAGATGTTGTTTCAAACATTTTTGCGCTGTCGTAATATAATTTCACGGCGGCATCTTGGTTGAAGAAAGCAACATCTTCTGTACCAGCCGAATTTCTGAAGCGCACTTGGTTTGACTGAATTGTTAGAACCCCAGTTCCAGCGTCT